CATGCTTTACTCTTGCTGTTCTTCACGTTGACTGTCAACCCCATGGCCGTCTGCTTTGCATGGTCCACCCACCTCTTACAATTACAGCACTTCGCACTGATCTGATTAGGCCGGCATCTCAACAAGGTTGGCAGCCCACGGATCATGGCTTCTCCGCATACAAAGCAATAGGCTTATATGTGCTAGGCGGTTTCTTCCACCTAAAGTATTTGTGCCCAACAGCGTTCTCACAAAGATATCCAATAGGCTGCGGAACTGTTATTGAAATTGTCCCCTCCTGTTTAGGTGTCGGCTGCTCCAATTGCTCTGCATTCGCTTCGTTATATCCATCCACGAAGCCCTTCTTATAGCCGTCCAAAAAGGATTTCTTCAGCGCCTCTTCAATTATTTTGTCCAAACGTTCGCTCATGCCTTCTTCTCCTCATACTTACTGCACTCTTCCAACCAAATAGGGTCAAAGTTCCACGGCCAATGAAACCACCCTTTCTGCGCTGCCCGAGCATTGCCAGAGATCAAAGCCTTGGGCTCCAAGCACTGGATGTGATGCGTCATGGGCAAAGGATCACGGTTCACGCACTTGTGGCAATCAGGCCTTTGGTCAGAGCTGCTCATGGTATGCATCCCTTATCTTCATGCGATCAATCATGGCCTGCATGGGATCGATATCTCCCATCAGCACAGCAAGCAGCAATTCATCTGTTGCCTTGTAAGCCTTCTCCGTCTTGCCCAGTTGGAAACCGAGTTCAACAAATTGTTTTGGATCTTCAGTCATTTCTCGCTCCTTTGTTTCATCATTGCATCTGCATATTGGTAGGCCATAATGGCCGCGTCATTTATGTCATACGACTCCGCCTCGTTCATTTCTTGGATAGCCATAGGCAAAGCGGCTGCAGCAAAGTAATCACGCAGCGACATGCCCGATTTATAGGGTGTAACGCCTGTTCCCGTTGGAAATGCCGGCTCAGTCATAGCTGTCCCCTCCCCTCATACCTTCAAAATAAACAGGCGCATCCTGCTCAATCCGAAAAATCACATCCGGATGCAAAACCCCGCTCAAGTCCACAGTACTGTTAGGCAAGAACACCGACACCAACGTCCATACCTCCGGATAATCCGGCTCCAATTTCAAGCCAGACTCGTACTCCACAGCACCAACCTCCGCAGGCTCGTACTCAAAAAAGCACTTGAGCTCCAAGCCCAACTCATCACATTCATACATGAATTCGTACATGATTACCCCATCAAAAACATTAAAAGACACGCCACGATGGCAGAACCAAGGACCACGGGCCACACAGGGGTAGGCCGGTGCATCGAGGGTGTGCCCAACAAGGCAGCCTGAACAAGCTCCTCGGAACTGGTCAACTCAGGAGGTCTCGGTTGGTACAACAAACCAATCTGCACCTTCCCAGTATTGAATGGCGTCAAACGCTGATCTATGCGATTGACAGGAATGAAATTGTCAGCATTAGTGATCATAGGATGGACCCTCCGCCTTCGCTCCCAAAGCATCCTTGTACGCATGCTCAAAACCCTTCATAAATACCTCAACAGGCACGTCCAACTCAGCCGTCAAAATGGCACAAGCGACAAGGCTCGCGTACCACGCCTGCGATGGCTGGGCAAAAGTATTTTCGCAAAAGTTAAGCAAAACCTGCGCATTGTCCAAGATCTCTTCGATCTTTTTATCCGAATTGTCTGACTGTTTAGTCATGTCACTATCCTTTCTTTGTTAATGGTGTTTATCCGTCTTTTACCTAAGTGGACAGGAGTATTATCAGGCTTTAATGGAGTTAGGTCAATTACGGAAAAGCTACTATTTAGTAGGGGTTTTCCCTAGGGTTGGGTGGTTTGGGAGGGTACTGGGTGGATGTACAGGGGTTGGAGGGGGAGGGGGCGGGGACCGAGGACCGAGGGTCAAAAAGGGTGAAAATGGGCCAAAAGTGAATACTTTGGTTTAGGTGCTATAGAACTTTTAGGGGTAAGGGGTGTTTTTTTTTTTATTTTTGTGAGATTTGGCGTAATGGACGTAATGGTGTAATAAGTCAATGAAATCAATACTTTATGAGCACACGTTAAATTACGTCTTTGTCATAGAAGTAATTTTTTCAGGGGGGCTCCGCGAGATGAATTGTTGAAAAATAAATTTACCCTATACCCTCCAAAAGTTCTATAGGAACCCTGAAAAGGGATTTGGAGGTTGACTCTGGATGAGACACTCGTTATACTCGTGGTAGTTCTTTTACGGGAGTTAACGATGGTACAAATCGATCAGGGAATAGCCCTGCCCACCAACCGATCCAAATACCCATTCAATGAGATGGAAGAGGGCGACAGCATCCTGTTTAAGCAGCGCAAGCAAGCCGAGAGCTGCCGCGTGGCTGCCCTTCGTTTCACACGTGTGCATAAGCCTGATTGGGTGTTCACCCTTCGCAAGGTGGATGAGGGTTGGCGTTTGTGGAGAATCAGCTAATGGCCAAGAAAGACGTTTGGAATGTTCCCCCTGTCATGCCTGACAAGGCACAGAAACGAATGTCTACTGAAGTGGCTCCGCTGCGGCAGCAGCGCAGAAAGCTGACGGCCAAGGAGTGGACCTTCGTTACCGAGCTGGTGAGTGGCGATGGCCGTACCACAATGAAAGACGCTGCCATCAAAGCTGGGTATAAACCCAGTAGCGCGTCTGTGATGGCATGGAAGCTCACAAACCCTGATATCAATCCCCATGTGGTGGCTGCCATTCAGGCCTATCGTGCTGACTTGGCATCCAAATACAACACGTCCTATGAGCGCCACATGCGCGACTTGCAGATCATTCGCGACAAGGCCTTGGATGCCGGTGCATTTGCTGCAGCAGTGCAAGCAGAGTATCGTAGAGGCCAAGCCTTGGGAACGATCTATGTGGAGCGCAAAGAGATCCGCCATGGCACGATTGACAGCATGAGCAAGGAAGAGGTGCAGCGCAAGCTTGACGAGCTTAAAAAGCTGTATGGTGGGCCTCCACCTACCGCCTTGATCGATGCAGACACAGGAGTTGTGATTGACAGTGCAGCAAGAGAAAAAGATCCCGAGTTCGACGCGGGAGTGGAGCAGCCTCCGCTTGACATCTTTGAGCGAGGTTTGGGGGGATCAGATGACGCCTGAAGCTAGGTTTTCGGCTCGGGTGAAAGCGGGCCTTGCCAACTGCGATATCGAGCGCATTGAGAATCGGGTGAACCTTGGCATCCCTGACATGTTGGTGGGTGTCGGGGAATACTTTGTTTTGCTTGAATTGAAAGTGGTAACCAAGGGATTGAAAGTGGGCATTCGGCCACATCAAGTTGCTTTCATGGTGAGGCACGCGTTAAAGGAAAGGCCGTGTTTCATTCTTGTGCTTGATATGGGCAATACACTACGTCCCTCGACCATTCGTTTATACGAGGGCAGAGATGCCATGCGATTGCTCAGAGAGGGCATAAAGCTTGAGCCTTTGAAGTGTTGGCCCTCTCGGGGCATGCCATGGGCAGAACTAGAGGAAACCCTAGGTTTAGTAAAATAAATGTAAAAAGGTGTTGCAAGGTGTCAAAACCTTGCTATACTGGCGATGCCGGTGCTTGATCCGGTGCCTAGAAAGGATAGAAATGACACCAGTAGATGATGCTTATGCTCGAATCGACCGCATGTGGGAGATCAAGCAGATGGAAGAAAATGAATTGAAACTTAGAAAGGATAGAGAAATGAAATTATCAGTTGAATTGCTTGACAATGATGTTAAGTCTGCCGTTGTCAACATTGGCAAAAACAGCGGTTACGTTGAGGTCTATCTCAGCGGTGGTGATCTTGTTGTGATCGTCTATGACGCCAAGGGCGACATTGTCCATTCCTTCGATACACCTTGGGGGAAAAAATGAAAAAGTTTAAAGTCAAAGTGGTTTCGACAGTGACCAAATACCACTTGGTGCGCGCAGATAGCGAAGCCGGAGCAAAGTCGGCTGCAGCCGAAATTTTTAGTCCGATGGAGTTTGGCGAAGAGGGCTCCGACTCGTTTTGGGACCAAAACGTTGTTGAGGTGGTTGAAGTGCAGCGCGCCCTTACAGCTGAAGAAAATGCTTTTCTTGAAGCCTATTTGAATTGTGTTGCTGTTGCTGAACGTGAAGACGTTGTGCGCTTTTTGCTTGCCGACAGTGAAGAGCGCAGCAGCAATGCGTTTTATGACTCTATGTCTGACGTTTACTCGTCAATCTGTGATGCCAAAGAAGTTTGGTATGCCGCGATGCAATTTGCAAAGGAGACCACAAAATGAAAGTATCTGAATTAATGGCTGCGCTTGCTGATTTGCCGCAAGATTTGCCCATTGTGATTTGGGATGCCGGCACCCGTTTAGGGCTTGCTCATGTTGACGATAGCTTTATCGAAGACGATTATCCGCGTGTTGAGTTCAACACCGACCGCGACGACTAATTTTAGAAAGGATAGAAAATGGCTCGTTTTGTTTATCAAGTTTGCTTTCCTGATTCGCGGACTGTTGTTCGCTCTTTTCCTTCGCTCATTCGCGCTCGCTCTTTTTTGCGCACGATGTCCGCGGACGATGTCCCTTTTATTGTGATGCCATGGGATGAAAACAAAATCCCATTAATTAAAAGGGTAG